TCAATTGAAATAGTTTTTAATTATGCACTCTCGTAGATATGCTCTATTCGATTCATCTTGCAGCAGTTTCCACAACTCATCGTCAAGTTTGGCGTAATCCAGATACTCTTTTAAGAGCTTTGCCGAGGGATGCTTCAATAAATTGTATGGCGGATTTTCTCGCCACACAAGAGCATAGAATGGTTCGGAAGATAGGTAGAAAAAAGGCTTCCACATAGGAGTGGGTTTCAGATTTTCTTCCATTTCGAAATTATGAAGATAATTTTCATGGAATAATTCATCTCCCCATTTCAATTTATTGTCTTCATAAAGTGGAATATAATCAAGTAGTGTTATTAAAAAAACGGGTTTTGCTTTAGAATACACACCTTGCGTGTTACCTCTTCTTAAAGAGGTAAACATAAGTCGATACATATCTAAAACATAGTTCATTACGCTGTCAATATTTTAAGTACAGAAATAGAATCCAAATCTTCTTTTAATGTAATATGGTCTAATCCCATATTTAATTCAGCTAATAAAACCCTATTTGCATCAGATGAAAGCGCACGCAACTTCTTCAAAAGAGAGTTTTTTGATATGCCAAATTCCAGTGGCGCACTTTTATAGCCGTCAGTATTGTAAAGGTCTGAAACACGGAATTCCTTGCTGCCATTTTTTTCGGCATATAGATATAATGAATACGCAAGAGCTTCAAGGCTCAAATCATCGTAACTTCTTCTGATACGTTTTTTTTCAAATTCTTCACCTTGAACAAGGTCATCGCCAATAGGCGAATTCTTGAACATATCCATTAGTGCCCCAATAGCATTGTTTAATGTTGTCAGTGAAGAAACACTTTCTGAAGTACTGATTTTATCAGAGATTGTTTTCTTGTCAAAAATGTCTCCGACAGAAATTTGGCTAATAAATCGATTGACTATAAAAGACGAATATGAAAGATTTATCCATATAATCTCCCAAAACAACGAGGGATTATCTCGATAAATTTCTTGCATTAACTTGCAAAATTCTGTAGGGCTATTTTTGGTGTCAAGTAATCCAGCGTCTTTAGTCCAAGCCTTAAAAGAATCAAACATAGCAGTGCCTAACAATGTGCTTGACCAAAAGTTATCAGGATCACTTACATATTCATCTATCCATTCATCACGAAGACCAAATGTTTTATAACCCTTTATTGATAATGAAGAATCCATTTTTATTTTACCAGATATTTTTCTTAAACAATCGGCTGCAATGCAACCTTTTTCGTGGAAATTAATACATTTCAAGCAATGCACACATTGTGATCCAATAGACAAATGCGGCACAATTTTCAAAGCTCCAGTAGGACATTGGACTTCGCAAACTTCGCATTGAACACAATATGCCGCTTTTTGAGCGATTCGCATTAGATTATTTGCAAAGCGAGAATCACTTGTGTTGAATTTAATCTCAATATGAGCGGCTGTTTTATTGCCACTAAATGAGATAATATCTTTGCCGACTTGAATAGCTCCAGAAAAAGAGCCTTTGGTGTTGCCTATAGTGTACGTTCCAAGAACTTTAAGCCATTCAAAAAAGATATTTGGATCGGCTGAAATTTTGAGTTTTGTAACGTGGTTGGAACTACTTATCAAAACTCTATCTTTATTAGACAAGGATGGACTACCAAGTGCAGATATGTGCCAACGTTTAGTCTTGATAAAAGTTTTGGGATCCTTAATACCCGATGTCTCAACCCAAAATTGCAACTTATCTAAAAAAGGTTTTCTGAAATCAGGGTATAATTTACTAACCAAAAAATCAGACCAATCAGACCCAAACGGACAAATAACACAACCAACACGTGAAAATCCAAAGCGGTAAGCTGGATTTAATGGAATATTGCGAATAATCAAATATAAGAAAATCTCAACGACATTCCATTGAAGAATAGGATGGGCATTGTATGTAAAGATATGTTTGCCATTTCCAATTCTGTTATACCCACTTCTTCGAGTAGATTCTTCTGCTCGGACACCATCAAACGTAAGCACACGCGCTTGCTTGTTACCCTCCACTTTAAGTGAGCGATAAAGCGGTGCGGTCTTCATTACAGAGCAACACCAACGGTGGGTGTCGTTAGGAGTCCCTATTTTATCCCAGTAATTGAGAACCGATTCGTGGTTACGCGTGGTGGAAAACTTCAATGCGGGAAAACGCTCGCCATAAAAGCGTTTCACTTCTTCATAAAGCTCCAATGACGGAGGCAATTCATAACCGGTATCGGAATAAATCACCTCGAAAGCAGTGGGAGGTATGGCACGTGTTACAAGGTCAAGCACTACTTGCGAGTCTTTTCCACCAGAAAATGATGCAATAAATCTATCTATACGAGTAGAGAGCAACACACGTTTACCTTCGGCATTGGCTGTTTTGAGCGGTACTATATCGAAACTGTCGCAATCCTGCTTTACTACTGCCATTTTTTGTTTAGTACGTTTTTCTACCTTCTCTGCGAGTGCTTCAAAGTCAACCTCTTGATTAGCTTTTGATAGTGCATTGGCTTTACTCACACCAGAATAAGCCATATAGGTATCGCGAATAAATTCGATAGCCTCATTCTCAATCAAAAACATTTGATCGCTATTACGCCTTAACATTTCTTTCACGTCAATCGGTTTTATAGTGGCTGTCTCTTTACCCGATTGGAAAACGATTGTTGGCGCATCGTAAATATTAGCACCTTTAGCCTCAAACATCAAGTCGCCACGATAGAAATATTGTTTATTAACTGCCCACATAAGTGGTTCTTCTGTTCGTGGGTAAGTCCAACCAAGACGGTCAAGACCAAGTAAATCAAGTTCTTCAAACCAAACAGGACGAGGTGCAATACCTAAAGTCTCTTTAGTGACTTTGGCACTTAACAAAACACCTCCGGTATCTTTATCCCATTCTATTTTATACATGAACTTATTTAATTTCAGTTTTTACAATTAAATCTCTAACATCAACATTGAGCAGTTCTGCTATTTTCACCAATGTATCCAAACTTGGCTGATATGTATTGGTACACCATTTTGATATAGTAGCTTGATCTTTGCCCAATTCTCCAGCGAGCCATTTGCTTGTTCTATTTTGTTCCGCAAGCACAGCTTTTATTCTATTGATATTTGCACCTTTCTGCATATACTAATGTATGATGTTGTATGATCCCATTAAAATTTTGCAAAGATACAAATTTTCCTGTGATTATCACTAATATATGGAGTATTCTTTCAAAAACATGGTGTATTTTTTCAAAAAGATGGCATTTTGTTTAATGAATAAGGTATATTAAAGAAAGCCACATGATTATTGATAACCTGCTGGCTTTCTATTTCCGTTCACTTCGCAACTTTTACTCTTGCCATACGCTCACTTTTTAGGTTTGTCAGTTTGTATTGGCTTGGATTTGATGGATTTTGCCTTGTCCTCCTGCTCCTTTGCTGCCTGTTCTTTTAATCGGGCTTGCTCAGCAAGGGCAGCTCGTTTGTGTACTGCATCTTCGTAGGATTCCACATCTTTGCGCATCTGGCGGATTTTGTCGTTATCACGATTGAGTTCAAAGATGTTTTCCAATTCTGATATACCGTTCGGGGTAATCTCTCCTTTCATCTTGATGTAGCGGTACTTCAAGTCGTTGTCGATGCGGTCGTAATCCGGTTGCTTGGCGAAATACAGTGCCACAGCCAAGACGACTATCATGGCAAACATTCCGCAAAAGCCCCAAAAGATAAAGGGAGATTCGATACTGAAACTGTGGTGTTTTTCGTAATAGACACCATCCTTGATACGCTCATCGGTGGTTCGCAACAGAGATTTTATCTCATCGGATTCCTGCGTCTGCTTTGTTCCCAGATCGGCCAACATCTTGATGATTCTATTGGAACAATCGTTCTGTTGCTTCCGGCTGTGCTGATGTTCGTTGTTCTGCACAGACAATGATTCCATGACCTTGTTTACCATAGAGTTGCGTTTCAGTAAATCGGTGATATCGCCACGGATGGCAACGATGCTTTCTGTAAGGCGGTTGAACGATGTCTTGATGCCGTTCAAGTCCTGTTTGAACTCCTGCATTGCAGCATCATTTGTGTTGTACACTTCGGAATTTCCGTCTACCGATTGGGGCATGGATAGACCGTTCACCTTGTTTTCTATTCTCTCCAGGCATCCATAGATGCTTTCCATTAATTCTTCCTGTTTCATATTTATCTTGATTTTAATGTTTTACGTTTCGATAATTTTATTACAGACCCAAGCCTTTTCTCTTTTTCTTCTTGAGCTTGCGCAATAGTTCATCGTATGGGATTTGTTCTTCCGGTGGAGTTTCGCCAAAAGAAGAAAGCAATCCCAAACCGTTACTTTCAATAATATTGGTATTGAGAGCATTATCGGATATCAGTTTATGTTTCTGCTTTTTAGAGTCAAGGCTCTGCTCTGTATCAGACGTATTCCAACTTAATCGGGCATTGAGTTTTGCGAAACTGAAATCACGGCTGATTTGTGAAGCCTTGAAGGTCAGTCCGTCTTTGGTAAAGCGAATACCCTGTATATCATTTACCGACTTTATATCACGGCTTCTTTTTACGAATTCAAGTATGATACCTTGTTCCACCAGACTGTCATTGAACTCTTTCCATGTTTTAGAATGTCGCAACGCATCCTTCACGGAGTTGTGAATCTCATATTTTACCTGTTCGGCAGAACGCAGTTTCTCCACGTTGGTCTTGCTTTTATCCTCGGCATATGTCAATCCGTATTTGTCTTTCAGCTTTTTTGTCGCTATCTCGTTACGCTTGTAATCACCTTGCGAAGAGATTACCTTGCCGTCATACCCTATGCGGTTGTAGACCAAATGACAATGCGGATTGTCGGTATTATTGTGCCTTACCAATATGAATTGGGTGTTCCTAATGCCCATCAGATCCATATATTCCATTGCTATTTTAGCCATAAGTTCATCGGTCAGTTTGGGCTTGTCTTCCGGTTTGAAGCTCAAAGCGATGTGTCCGACAGGCTGTTTTATTTTTGGATTAAGCATACGATGATAGTTGAAACTGTCCGTTATTTCATGAGTATTACCTAACAATACGCCATCGGAAGCAATGATTTCTGCATTATCTTTGCCCATTACATAGCGGATGCATCCGCCAAATGATTTTCCTTTCTTGATTTTTCCTATCATTGTTACCTCACTGTTAAGTTTTATATTCGTGCATTATCGCTTTCAGTTTTTCAAGCAGTTCCGTTACCATATTGGCGGTACGGTACAGTCCAATCTGATGTGACAGTTTTGTAAGCTGGTTCAGGTTGTTCGCCATTCCTACAAGGCTACGATAGTGACCGCTTCCTCCAGGGAATGCTTGGCCACAATCTGTGTGTTGAACGTAGAATCTCTGATGTATTCGGCAAGTGTCCGATTGGCCTGTCTGCTACGAAGACACAGACGGTCGTAATCGGGCTTGGAGAATTTCACTGTTACGGATTTGGAGAGTTTGCGAAAGCTGCTTGCTCTCGGTCTCCCTTTGGGTTTGATTTTATTGCTGTTACTCATTTTACTTGGTTTATTGTGATTAGCCATTTCACTGTGATGATGTATCTTACAATCTGCGACCATTGGGAGCGGATTGTCTCCACGATTTCGGGAGTGGAGCGAAGTTTTTTGGGATGCCCGAAAGATAACCTCGCTCCCTTCCAAAAACAGAAGTTACACGCATCAGTGGATTCAAGAATGCCTGACGGCAGTAATGCAGATTTTTCCTACAATTTGCGCCACTGCTCGAAGTCTTCCGAATAGATTTCAAGATGTTGTCTGGCGATGTTTTCAAGTAATCCCGACACGCTCATTTTGCGATTCCCGAGCTTGCGCACAAACTCATCCAACCTGTCGCGCACTTCGCAACTGACAAAAACGGGTTTGCGGTCTTCGATTTTCGGCACTTGCAGAAAGGTACTGCGATACTCGTCCAACGACAGCTTGCGTTGTCGGCTGCTTACTCTGCGTTGGGGAGCCGGAGACGTTTCGGGTTGCCTACCAACTTCTGCCTCGTTTTCGATTTCAAGTTTGTCTCCATCGGGAAGAATCTGAGACATTACCGTGCCTGTCATAGTCTCCCATTGTTCTTTCCCAAGTTTTTTTGTTGTTCCCATAAATTATGGATTTTAATTGGTTAATACAGTGGTCTCGGTATGCACCTTGACCGATTATCGTCTGCAAAGGAAGTGTGTATAGTTCACAGAATCAAGTAAATGGAGACAGTGTGGCAATTATGGTGGATTATGCGTTTAGCCATTGAAGCAACGGTGCTAATTGCTATAATCTGCTTATGTCATTTAGTTGAGAGAAGTTTGTTTCCTGAAATCAGTATTCTTAGCCAGTACATTTTGTCCACTGATTATGTAACATGATGACAAGTGATGCAACAGACCGTCAGCAATCTGTAAATCCTTTGCAGTGTGACGATTACTACATTACTTTGCACAGGGAACAGTAAAAACAAGGCGGTGTCTTAAGCCAATTATGCCATAGACAACCACATGTTTGAAACGCATATGGTAAGACGCAAAGCCGACTTACTTTTGCAGAACCGACGAAAAAATAGTATGAACAATATAAACAGTGACAATTATGGAAATAATCAGTTTTGAGAAACAAGCCTTTGAAGAGGTGGCTGCGAAGTTGGATTACTTCGTACAACGAATCGACAACCTTTGCAAGTCGTATGGAGAAAGGGAAAAGAACGGCTGGATGGATAATCATGCCGTGTGCCGGAAACTACGCATCAGTCCGAGAACCTTGCAGACCCTTCGTGACAACGGAACGCTTGCCTTTACCAAAATAGGTAACAGGACCTACTACCGCTCCGAAGATGTGGAACCTGTCATTTCTGCTGTGGAAGACAGACGCAAGGGGGCACAATGGAAAGGCAGTAGCATTTGACCAAGAAACGTATAACCAATAATAGAACCGTATGAGTAATGGAATCAGAGAAAAAGATCACGAGTGGGTAAAGAGCGTACACTCGAATTTCGACAGGCTTTTGGCTTCGCTCGAAAAGTTGCTAAGCAAGCAACAGCCAGCAGTATTCAACGATGAACTGCTGACAGACAAGGAGGTGGCGCACTTGTTGAAAGTAAGCCGCAGAACTCTTCAGGACTACCGCAACAACGGCATCCTGCCATACACGCAGGTTGGCGGCAAGATTCTGTACCGCAATTCCGACATCGAGCGCACCTTGATGAAAGGGTACAAAGAAGCGTATAGGTTGAAATAGACGGGCTGCCGGTTAACCCAAATGGTCTATAACCGCACATTATAGCTATTACAGGCTATTGGAACACCGCCAAGAGCGAAAACAACCTTTTGATTTTTCTGGAAGGAGCGCAGTTTGCCGTCTGCCCATTTCATTGTGTTCCTAAAAATTATCCCTCCCAAGAAAATAAGAGCAGCATATAGATAGGTGTTTGGTTTTAACCCATCTATATGCTGTTTTTCATTCAGGTGCTTTATCCGACTTTTCCGTCGGTCGCTTGTTTCCGCTGCCGTCAGCGTCTATTGTACAGACGTGAAAGGGAAAAGGTTTTCGGGCTGAATACTCTTTGCTTTGCAAAGGAAGATTCTGCCCGAAACGGTACGGCCGCCTGACCTTTTCGCTTTCAGGAAAGTCTGTACTAACTTAATGGGCAGGCAAGGAAATATGCGACTGACGGAATATTATATGTCTGACCAAGATATATTATTGATTTCCCTGCTCCCTTTGTCCGTAGTGTATGTTTTTAACATTATCGCAACCCTTGTTCCATTCCGGAATTTCATATTTGGACTGGACTTTCATGCTGATTCGCTTGATGTCCTCATTAACTTTCTGATGTGTCAGTTTCGCATACAGCTGTGTGGTGCTGATATTTCTGTGTCCCATCATTTTGCATACTGATTCCAACGGAACTCCTTGTGACAGAGTTATCAATGAACCGAAATTATGTCTTGCCATGTGGAATGTGATTCGTTTGTCAATGTTGCATTTCTCAGCCAGTTTCCTGAAATTGGCTGTCAATGCCGAACGGACGGGAACTTTGAAGATTCTATCATCCACACGTTGATCTTTGTATTTATCCATGATTCGCCGAGGTAAATCCAAAACCTGAATGATACATTCGCTTTTAGTCTTTTGCCTGTTGAACCGAACCCACAGCTTACCGTCTTCAGTATGGTAAAAATTCTCTTTCCGTAAATTGCATAAGTCTATATACGAGATGCCGGTGAACGTGCTGAATACGAATAAGTCTCTTACATAGCAGAGAAATTTTTCCTGTATGGGAGTTTCCATCAGGCGTTTCAGTTCATCCAATTCCAAGTGCCGGTATTTTTTCATCGCTTTCTCAGGGAAATAGCCGGCAAAGGGATTCTTAAGGAGAGTCCCTTGTGCGATTGCTCTCTTGACTATGGTTTTCAGCATGATGGTAAAACCTTCAACGGTAGAGAGCGAACGTTTCATATCCGCCCTCAGATAATGGTCATACTTTTCAATGAAGCTGTAATCCAGATGTCTGAGTGCAATGTCATTGACATTGTAATAGGCTTGGATGAATTTCTTCAACCTGTTATATGATGCACGATGGTTATGCAGTGTGCCGGAAGAACGTGTCAGGCCTACTTGTTGCGAGAACTCTTCAATATACTCCTGATACAATTCCAATAATTTACGTTTTCTCATCCCTACGCCGTTGATGGCATTCTTGACAAGTTCTGCCGTTATATATCCTTGTTCCGCAAGGATTTCATTATAATAGCGGTGTATATCAGCCATTAATTTCTCTATGGCACAGTTGATTTCCTGAATATCACGGTTCTTGCCTTTAAGCCTGTATCTTTTAGCGTCCCACAGTGCCGGATCAATATCCATCTTCGCTGAGAATTGTGCGATTTCCTTATTTATGGATATCCTGCCCATCAGTGGACACAAGCCGTTCTTCTTGACCTTCTGCTTGTTGATATAGAAAACAACTGCGAAAGTACTGTATGTGGTTTTCCTGTTATTCATATGCTTATAGTGTCTGTTGGGATATGTTATTATCTGACAAAATGAACTTTTTTCCGATTCGTGATTGTAAATCACCCATGTCTGCCCCTATCTTCTCTTGGGTAAGATGAGCGTAGATACGGGTGCTTTTCCAACTTCTGTGCCCCAGCAACTCACGGACGGTATCCATTGGAACTCCCTGTGACAGAGTGATTAACGAGGCGTATGTATGTCTCGCTTGATGAAATGTCAGACAACGTTCTATGCCACAGATTCTTGCAATCTTTTTGAGATTGATGTTTGTCTTGCTGCAACTCAACATAGGGAACAACCGCCCTTTGTCTGATATGCCCCTATACTTCTCTATCAATTGCAACGGCAGCTCCATCAATGGAATATGACAAGGAGTCCCGGTTTTCTTTCTCGCGGTATGTATCCACCAGACACCGTCTTCTGCCTGTTTCATATTCTCGGGTGTCAGATTGCGGAGGTCGCTGAATGCCAGGCCGGTCATGCAGGAAAATATGAAGACATCACGCACCAGATTCATATTGTCTTTTGGCAGTGGTGTCGTAAGAATCAGATTGAATTCTTTTTCGGACAGACATTTGGCTACAAGAGAATCGGTTACATATTTGTAGTCCATGAACGGATCTTGTCTTATCAACCCGTTATCCATGGCGGACTTGATTACAAGATGTAAACGAGCCACGATACTGACTATGGTATTGGATGCCATTTGCAGGTCGGAACGGAGATACAGGTCAAATGCTTTCACGAATGTGGGATTAAGGGATTGGAATGCCATATCCCTTACATTGTATTTCTTTTGAAGGAAATTCTTAAGATGGTTAAGAGCCACACAATACCGTTTGTAGGTATCTATGGAACGGCTGACACCGACTTTTTGATAGAATTTGTCATTGAGATGCCCGTAATGCTTGACCAGTGTGTCCTGTTCGGAAGCAATGCCCTGAAAAGAATTTTTCACATCAATGGCAAGGACATTGTCGCTCTTCAGTTTAAGTTCTTTATATGCGGAATGTATGGCCACGCACAACTTTTCAAGCTCGGCATTGGCATTTTGTGCCGCCTTGCTTTTCCCTTTTGCCCTGCCAGACTTTACATCCCACAACTTTTCCTGAACATACACTTTGGCACTGAACTGTACCATTGACATGCCGATTCGTATCCGTCCCAAGATGGGGACAGTACCGTCGACTCTCGTCTCATTTTTCTTTAGATAGAAAGTTACTTTCAATTCATTCATAATCAGCTCTATTTTTGATTGCAAATTTACGTGCATTAGAGCTAATCATTGGTATGCAAAACACTGACAATCGGTGAAATAGCGTCTCTCAAAGAGAAAATTTCATACCGTTTCCCGAAAAATCACTCCTGTATGGTTGGAAACACCTTACTTTCAGGCTGTTTTAACCTTGCAAGTATGATACCCTGGAACACCTCAACAGGTAATGTATTCGTAACGGAACGCCTTCACTTTTCCGTCGTTTTTTGCATTTTTACCACCGAATCTGAATGGGAAGAATATGGAAGATAACACTGTTTGACAGGCAGTTATGCAAATCAGTCGGATTTTGCATTTTGGATATATGATTTAGCAACCGTGCAATTTTCAGTGATTTGCGGTGCTATGCTGTCAAATAACTCTTTCTGAATGCGAAGATAGCCATTTTTGACGAAATAACAAATCACTCGAAAAAATCATCGCTAAATAATGTAGCTTACTTAGGTTGGTTTTGTTCTTTCTTTATTTTTTTATACTTTTTAGTGTCATATTGAAAATGCTCATCATCAGACCATTGTGTTATAAGCTTGACAATGTAATACGTTTTTGCTTCTTCAATATCATCTTTAATTGTCGTTTTTGTTTCTATCTGTAAATTGCATGTAATTGAAGTTCCATTTCCAAATTTAATTTCTTGGTCATAAACTTGCTCCAAGAAATCCTTGTCATCTATCTTGAATTCAATTGGAAGTCCTGAATAAATTCCTCTCCAAGGCAATTTTCGACCTTTTACTAAAACAGGAGAAACAATATAAATAGTTGTTCCATTTATTATCTCTGTTGTAGTACTTGTTCCCTCTTGAATAACATGACCGTAGAAATCTTTTTTTCAATAGTTGCAGTATTATTTTGATTATCTCCAGTTGGAATATTTGCTTCTATTTTGGTTATTGTTTCTTCTTTCGAAAGGACTTCATAGTACTTACTAATCCATTTCTTTAATTGTTTGTCACCTTGTAATAGTATCTCTGCTTCTTCTTTGGAAAAATCACCACTTTTAATTTTTTCTGCTATTTCTATTCGATTCTTAATTTCGTCTGTTTTATGAATTACAGGACGGAAAAACGAACCTACAAATCCAGCCAGCAAAGCAGTTAAAATACCTGAAATATCAATTTTATCACAAATGAGTAATAAATTGTCAATTATACCACCTTCATTTTTAGCTTCAACCCTAACGGATATATCACACCCTACATATTTTTGTAACTCAGAAATTGCTTTTAATAAATATCGCTCGGATTCATTATGAATTTTTGCATCCATTGCATGTGGGGTATTCCCAGCAATGAAATAGTGCAATTAGAAATCTAAACAAATATTCTTAGCTGCCATAAATGAACAATATATAACTTGTTACCGTATATATTCAAGTTGTCTTCAAATCCGTTCGGTCATGAGAATCGATATGTGTATATCTTTTCTATTCTACACGTACAACATTTGACTTATTTCATGTCTAATTTGCTCTATTACTTCTTTATTGGCAATTTCTCCATCTAAGCTGAATACGATAAACACATTACCGCCATATCGTTCTTTGAACGATTCGAAACTCGCTTTCATTCGTTCAGTCAGCGAATAACTACCGAAATTGGCACTCGCTGTTATCGGTTTGATTTGTATGCCTATGGCTTTATCTCCGATTTTTGCGATATAATCGATATCTCCTGCATGATCCAATTCGGGATCGCTTTCTTCGAAGTCTATATTAGGAAAAACTTTAGCCAATCCGTCATTGATTACAGACTTTTCTCGTATATAACCGTCATAAGTACGATTTATAGTCAGATTGTATATATAGTCGATACAGTCCTGTTCTGTCAATTCACGAAAAGCTGCTTCCCATTCAGGAATCACGACTTCCGTAATTTTTGCATACAACCGTTCACCCAATTCATGGAGACTTTCGACTGTGATTTTCGTCGGATTTTTTCCTGCGGTATGAGCATTTTCGAAATACCATGATTGCCATTCATCGAACGAAAAAGGTTGGCAATCGCGAATAAGAGCCATTACAGCACCTACTTTATTCGGGCGAGATAATTGGTATGTTTGGCAAGCGTAGTTCAGTACGCGTTCTTTTTTTCCGAAATTCATAGAATATTTATCCATAACTTTTTATGCGTTTATCAGTTTTTCGAATTTACTTTTATATTTGAAATCGAAAGAATAGTCTACATCGACTAACCCGTTTTTCAACATATGTGCATTGATAAAGGTCTTGTTGTCCAAGTATAAATAACAAAGCAACATATCCTCATCATCGTATTTTATCGTATCGTAACGCAAGAATACTTTGCGTCCTTTGGTTTTCTCCAAAAGAAATTTCGTAGCATTACCGTTGACGCATGGCTTTTCCTTGATACCGAGCAATCGTACGGTAAGTCCGTTATTCAAAACGATTGTATTCGGAGATAAAATCGTTTTGACCGAAAAATATTCTTCTCTTTCTTTTTTATCTTTGTCTATTCGAGAACCGAACTGCAAACGCTTGATGTCTATCTTATTCCCCATTTTATGGGGATCGCGAAAAAGATACGGTAAGGTTTCCATCTTGCTTGCTATATCGAAAGCGTTCCCGTCCGTTCGGTATTTATATTCTACCGTTCCGAACGATATGGATGACGACACTTTTTCTTCATAAAACTTTCTGAAATCGGGATTTATTTCGTATCCGATGGAGTTGCGTTGCAGATTACGTGCAGCTAAAGCCGTTGTTCCGCTACCCATGAACGGATCGAATACCGTTTCTCCGGCAAAAGAGAACATTTTTATCAAACGGCGCGGTAATTCTTCAGGAAATACTGCAATGTGCCCGTCTTGTTTAGCCCCGCCGAAATTCCAATGGGAAGCAAAAAATGTATTCCATTCATCTTTGGTCATTTCCGAACATTGCTTTTGCTCGATAGCAGGAACGGGAGCCTTACCTTGTTTTTTAAAAATGAGGATAAATTCGTAATCTATTTTCAAAATACCGTTTCGAGGATAGGGAAAACTACCCATAACAGCTCCTCCCCCTGTCGTATTCATCGTTGTTTGCTTCTGCCAAATTACGGCTCCCATATAATCCATTCCGAGAGCTTCGCAAAAACGTATGATTTCGGTTCTTATGGGAATCACTTTATAACGTCCGTAATAGACGGAACGAGCGAATTGGTCTCCTATATTTATGCACAAACGGCAACCGTCATGCAATACTCGATTGCACTCCGCCCAGACCATATTCAGATTGTTGATATAGCTTTCGTAACTATCATGAAATCCTATTTGCCCGTCATTCCCATAATCTTTCAATTGCCAATACGGGGGCGACGTAATGATCAAATGGACGGACTTGTCCGGCATAAGAGAAAGATTCCTGCTATCTCCGTTGATAAGCGTGTGTATAGTCTTTATTTCCATTTCTATTGTCAATTATAGTCTTCAATGCTTTATCCGCAATGTTTTTATCGTCTCCGATAATTGCATTTATCTTATCCGCAATCCAAAGGCTCAACAGCTCTTCCCGTTCGATATTCAAGATGTCCGAAAGCAATACCACTTGCTCCTTTTTAGCTTACCTGTCTCCGCGTTCTATTCGGCTATACATAGGGACATCTATATTCAAAGCCGAAGCCAATTGCTTTTGCAACAATCCGCTTCGGACTCTAGCCGCTTTGACCTTTTGTGCGAATAACGTTCGAATATTTTTTCAATTTGTCATTATTTGGCAAATTTACTACTTTTATTTCGTTTATGCACATAGAATGCCAATAATTTGATTGACTTAAATTTAGTGATTGTGATACAGCTGATTATTTCTCTATTTCCCCTAAATCCCCCTGCCTTTCCTTTACGGCTGTATGGGTCGGTGTATGTTCTGCCTTAGCTTGTCGAATTGCTCTTTGAACCACTCGGTAATGGGCTTTCGGTCGATGGCAAGAACTAATTTCGTCCCGTCCGTGGGGTCTTTCATCACTTGAACCCCAGCCTTTTCGGTCTTGAATTTCCGTTTATGTTCCTCCGAGTAGAGTTCCCCTGCATACTCCAACGGCTTTCCCTTGACGAGCATTGCCGGCTGCCCGTCGCTGAACCCGACAAAGTGGCAGAGGTTTTCGATACGGAGCATTTCACGGAAATAGGAGAACCATGCCGCCGCCCTTGCGATTACCGTTTTCAGAAACGATATTTCCTCCTTGTGCTTCGCTTCCTTGTCCGCTATCTCCCTGCGATGCTTCCGCTCTACTTCCGCCATTTGTCGGCTGTGGTCGGTCTGCATGGTCCGTATTCGGGTTTGCAGGGCTTCGATGGCTTCCCCGTGCGTGGTGACCTCCCTATGCAGGGCGGTGTTCTCCCTCTCCAACGTCCTGACCTTGTTACTGCCGAAAAGAGAACCGACACTCTCGGCGATGTTGGCTGCTGCGGTGGTCGCCGCCCCTTTCAGCTTCTCGGTCTGTATCTCTTTTTTCTCCCGTTTGAGTTCCTCCTGCGCCGTTTCTTTCTGACGCTGCAAATCCACTACCTCCGTTTTGAGGCTGTCGGTGAGTTTCTTCGTTTCATTGTAATACTGCTGCGTGGACTTGTGCCGTGCCTTCGAGCCATCAATGCCCCTTTGCAGCCCGTATTTCGCCATCGCCACGGCGTAGGTGTCTTGGTAGGATTTCAGCCTTAGGCGTGTCATAATATCGTCGGCGCACAGCCTTACGGTATCGGTCGACTTCTTACAGTATCGCTTCTTCGTCTGTTCCTCCCTTTTCCTGCGCTTGCGCTCTCCTTTGACGATGGGAACGAGCGTGACGTGTATGTGCGGCGTTTCCTCGTCCCGATGCAGGTGCGCCACCACGATGTTCTCCTTTCCGAACGTGTCGGCAAAGTATTTCATATTGTCGGCGCACCACTCGTCTAAACGCCCCTCCCTTTCGATGCGTTCCATGTCCTCGTGCGTTCCCGACACGGTGATGCGGATTGCCCGTACTTGGTTGTTTCCGATTTTGCGTGTCAGCCCCGCTTCTTCCAATCTTCTCTGCATAGCCGCCGAACGGCCTTTAATCCCGTCGGGGTAGGCAACGAGCTTTCAGTTCAGGTGCGTCCGTGTCGGGTCTGCGTTCTTCGGTATGATGAAACGCTCGATGTGGGCGGTCGTTCCGCTGTCGGAACTGTGCGCCTTTTCCATGTGCAATACTACGAAACCCATATATATTCCTTTCTTTTTTAGCTTGTGAAACAATGATTCTTTGTATCTTCGGGAGTGGCAAAGAGCCGTCCCCGACGGGATGTGCAGAGGGGCTTGCCCCTTGCCTTATTGGGGAATTTTCAGCGATACGGAGCATTGCGGCTCAGAAGATACCCCGACCGACAGACCGTTACGCCATCCATCGACGGCTCGACTCGGTGTCGGCAACGACAGACACGATAACCGTTGTTTTCTCTTTTCACCGATGCGTTATTCTCTCCAACAACACTTTACGGACTTTCGCCGCCCCGAACGATTCGATACGGAAAGCGAGGGCGGCTATCGTTTCGAGGTCGTAAACCTCTATGCTGCTTCTGTCCGATAGGCGGATAAGGCGTTCGATACCGTACTCTTTCAATACTCCGCTCTTGCAGAGTGCCTTTATCCCTGCCCGAACCGTTGGGGCGATAACCCCGAACAATTCGCAGATTTCCCACTCGGTCATGGCGGTTGCGCCTATGTCGGTCGGCAGGGAGATATTGCCGTATTCATCTATCGTGATGATATTCCTTTCTTCTTTCATCGGTATGCTGTTTTAAGGTAACTAAATGGCTCGGCAGATGTTCTTCTCCATCTCCTCCAACTTGTGCGACAAGGTTTCCATGTCTTGGCTTATCTTCTGGGCGGTGATTTTGGCGTATATCTGCTGGTCTTGATGTTCGTGTGCCCCAATAGGCGGCTCACGGTTTCGATGGGTACGTCGTGTGACAGAAGCACGGGCGTGGCGTTCGTGTGACGGGCTACATGATAGATCAGCCGCACCTTGAAGCCGCATTGTCTGCCTATCTCTTTGAGTGTCTTGTTGCAACTGCCGTTGCTCGGAACGGGAAAAACAGGACCGTCCCTTGCAAGTCCCTTGTATTTCTCGATGATACGCTTGGGAACGTCCAAAAGACGGATATTCGATTCGGTATTGGTTTTCTTCCGTCGGGTGATTATCCATAGGTTGCCGTCAAAGAATGTTTGCAGGCGGTCGGCGGTGAGGTTCTTCACGTCCGAATATGCCAAACCCGTGAAAACAGAAAAGACGAACAAGTCCCGTACAAGTTCATGATAGGTGTTCTTCATCGGTGCGTCCATGAGTGTCTGTATCTCCTTTTGGGTAATAATCAT